CCGCGCTGGTCAGCGGCAAGACGCACGCCGCCAACGTCATCGCCTGGCAGCGCAAGGCCGAGAACTATTACCGCAACTGGAAAGAGAGGCTGGACCATGAGAAAGACGCGAATCTCGCGCAATGCGAACCGGCGCAGGCTGGCGTTCATGCTGCTTTGCTCAGCGGCGCTTGGGTCGGCCTGTACAACGCCGCCTGGCAACCCGAGCTCGCTGAAGGCGATACCGGCGGAGCTGCTGGCGAAGTCGCACCAGCCGGTCCTGTTACGCCCCGAGAAGCCCTCGACAACGTCGCCATCAACGCCCGCCTCTGCGCCGAAGACCGCAAGCGGCACGACGAACTGATCGACCACCTGATGGAAACGGGCGCGCAGTGAGGCCGGAGGACCGCGCGCAGGAGCTGGAGCTGAAGGAGTGGGAGGCGCGCCAGGAGGCCGCGCGCCTGCCTGAGCCGACGCAGGAATCTGCCGAATGGTGCCGCATGCCGGGATGTGGCGAGCGGATACCGGATGAACGACGCAAGGCGGTGCCGGGCGTGCAGTTTTGCGCGGGATGCCAGGCGCACCGAGAACGAACAGGGAGGAGTTGATATGTTGCAAATTGAAATGTGGCAGTTGATCACTGCGATAGCCGCGATTGTGGTCACCTTCGCCACCATGATCTGGGCGTTTGGAAAGATACTGGCCAAGCAATTCAAGGAAAGCCTGGATGCGCGCTTTGCCACTCAAGACGAGCTGCGCAAGCAGCGCGAGCTGGCAATGGATGCTCGTTTCAAACGAATGGAAGAAGACCTTGAAGGAAAAGCCCCGCACTACAACGAGCGCATTTCTTATCTGGAAGCCAACGCCAAAAAATCGCCAACGCATGACGACTTGTCCGAAATACACGAAAAAATTAACGGCGTCAGCAAAGAAATCAGCAAGTTGACCGGTGAGTTTTCCGGCGTGCACAACCTGTTGCAAACCGTGCATGAATACCTGCTGAATGGGGGTAAGAAATAATGAGCTACTCCGACAACATCGCCGCCGCTCGCCGCCTGGCTATCCTGCTGGCGCTGTACTTCGCGCCGGGATACACCCTCAACCGCGCCGCGCTGCGCAACCAGGTCGAGCTGACCGGCTATGTCACCGGCGCGGACAAGATGGCGGCCGAGATCGCCTGGCTGGCCGAGATGGGCCTGGTCGAGCAGTTGGAGATGGATGCTGTGCGTCTCACGGATCGAGGCGAGGACGTGGCGCTGGGCCGCAGCCAGACGCCGGGCGTGCGCCGTCCATCGCCGGGAGAGATCAATGGCCCACGGTGACGATATCCGCCGCGCCGTCCGCGCGGCTTACGTTTTCGAGCAACTCTCGCTTGAAGTGGCAGCGGCCAAGCACGAAGTGCCGCATGCCACCGTGCGCAACTGGAAGCGCCAGGCGAAGGAGCTGGGCGACGACTGGGACAAAGCCCGCGCCGCGCAGATGATCGCCGGCGGCGGCATCGAGGAGGTGGTGCGCCAGACGCTGGCCGTGGTGGTGCAGCAGGTGCAGGCCACGCTGGAGATGATCCAGAACTCGCCTGACATGAAGCCGGAAGCCAAGGTGCAGGCACTGTCCAGCCTTGCCGATGCCTACAACAAGATCATGGCGGTCAGCCGCAAACTGATGCCGGAGACGAACAGGCTGGCCGTGGCCACGGACGTGGCGAAGCGCCTGGCCGACTTCGTGCGCGCGAACTACCCGCAGCATGCGCCCGCGTTCGCGGAGATCCTCGGGCCGTTCGGAGACGAGCTGGCGAAGGCGTATGGCTAACGCTGCCGAAAAAGCCTTTCGCGACGAGATCGCCGAGCTGGCCCGTGGGTTGCGCGCGGAGATCGAGGCCAAGCAGGTCGGTCTCGACCCGTCACCGGCGGCGCGGCTCGCGCGCCGCAAGCGCGTGCTGCTCGATGGGGACTTCGAGTTCTTCGCCTACACCTACTTCCCGCACCACATCCGGCCGCCGGCGTCGCAGTTCCACCAGCACTTCTTCAAGCGCTTCCCGCTGATCCTGGACAAGCCGGGCGGCGCGAAGGAATGGTGGGTGGCTCCGCGCGGCGAGGCGAAATCCTCGCTGACCACCAAGGTCGGCCCGTGCTGGGTGGCGGTGCGCGCGCTGCTGCAAAAGCCGGACATCCGCAAGGAAGTCGGTTGGCCGGAAGCCGCACCGCTGCCTTACTTCATCGACTACATCACCATGTTGGGCGCGGAGACCAAGCTGCCGACCAAGCTGCTCGAAGTGGTCAAGGTCGAGCTGACGGTCAACGCCGCGCTGGCGCTGGACTTCCCGGAAGCCTGCGGCCCGACGAAGAACTGGAAGATCGGCGAGTTCACCACGCACAGCGGCGTGAAGATGGAAGCCTTCGGCGCGGAGCAGGCCATCCGCGGTACGTTCCACGGCGCCAGTCGCCCCAAGCTGCTGCTGGGAGACGATCTGATCACCGACAAGGAAGCGAAGAGCCCGACCGAGTGCAACAACCGCTGGGACTGGCTGGAAAAGGCCGTGGACTTCCTCGGCCCGCCGGACGGCACCGTTAAATTCGTCGGCGTCGGCACCGTGCTCAACAAGAACGACCCGATCAGCCGGGCGAAGGCCGCCATCGGCCACCTGGTGCACCACTTCCGCGCGCTGATCGAGTTGCCAAAGCGCATGGAGCTGTGGGAAGAATGCCAGGCGATCATGCTCAACCAGGACAAGCCTGCCGAGGAAGCCGCCAACGAGCGCGGCGAGGTGCTGGACGAGACGCAGCTGCCATCCAGCCTGTTCTACCAGGCGCACCAGGCCGAGATGGACGAAGGGGCGAAGATCTCGTGGCCGGGGGTGCGCAGCTTGTACTGGCTGATGCGCCAGCGCGCCAAGAACGCCAAGGCGTTCGCCACCGAAATGCAGGGCGACCCGCGCAGCGACGAGGACAAGGTGTTCGATCCCGTCAAATTCTATGTGTCGCGCCTGCCGCACTGGAAGCCGTTCGGCGCCTGCGACCCGTCGATGGGCAAGGGCGAGAAGTCAGACCCGTCGGCGATTGTGGGCGGACTGTACGACACGCAGCGCCAGCGGCTGCACGTCGAGTATGCGGCCATCAAGCGCCGCGTGCCGAGCAAGCTGGAGGCCGACCTGATCGAGTTCCAGCGCGAGTTCAAGTGCATCGCCATCGGCTTCGAGAACAACAACGCCTACGAACATTCGCGCCAAACCTTCGTCACCGCCGGGCTGGCCAAGGGCGTGGCGCTGCCGCTGGTCGGCATCACCGCCACGGTGGACATGGAGGTACGCATCGAGTCGCTGGAGCCGTACGTCACCGACGCTTTCGATCCGCGCATCCTGTTCAATCCGGCGTTGACGCTGCTGCTGGCAGAGCTGGATAGCTGGCCGGAGAAGCAGAGCAGCCACCACTACGACGGGCTGAGCGCGCTGCATATCCTGTGGATGGTAGCGACAACGCGCTGCGGCGGAATGGATTTGCGCGGCACCGGAATCAAGCGCGTGGCCGCATCCGGCGGCATGGCCGGGTATATGTAACTAACGCCCTCGCGGGCTTGGTGTGAGGTGTTGAATGGAAAAAGAACTCAAGAACGAAATCGCCACCACGCGCGACGGCCGCGACATCACGCGCGGCTACGTGGATGGCCTGCCGCTGCTGCCTTCCACCGACCGCCTGCTGGCGCTCAAGGGAAACGGCGACCTGCTGATCTATCAGGAGGTGCTGCGCGATGACCAGGTGAAAGCTTGCTTCGGGCAGCGCGTGCGCGCGGTGATCTCCCGTCCGTGGGAGGTGCGTCCGGGCGGAGAGAAGCGCATCGACAAGCTGGCGGCGCAATTCATCGAAGAACAGATCGGCAAGATCGCGTTCGACGACATCACCGAGAAGATGCTCTACGGCGTGTTCTACGGCTACGCGGTGGCCGAGCCGCTCTATGCCGTGGAGGAAGGCAAGATCGTGCTGGACACCAGCCGTGGCGGCATCAAGGTGCGCGACCGCCGCCGCTTCGGCTTCGCGCCGGACATGTCGCTACGCCTGCGCACATCGGCCAATCCGATGGGCGAAGAGCTGCCGGAGAAGAAGTTCTGGCATTTCGCCACCGGCAGCGACCACGACGACGAACCCTACGGCCTCGGCCTGGCACATTGGCTCTACTGGCCGGTGTTCTTCAAACGCAGCGGCGTCAAGTTCTGGCTGGTGTTCCTGGAGAAGTTCGGCAGCCCGACGGCTGTCGGCAAGTACCCGGCAGGAACCTCCGAGCCTGACCAGGACAAGCTGCTGGCGGCGCTGCAAGCCATCCAGACCGACAGCGCCATCATCTTCCCGCAGGGGGTGGAAGCGGAGCTGCTGGAGGCCACGCGCGGCGGCACGGCGGATTACACCGCGCTCTATGACCGCATGGATGCGGCCATCGCCCGCGTGACGCTGGGCCAGACCGCCAGCACACAGGGCACGCCCGGTAAGCTGGGCAATGACGAGCTGCAGGGCGACGTGCGCGCGGACATCGTCAAGGCCGACGCCGACCTGGTGTGCATGAGCTTCAACGCCACGGTGGTGAAGTGGCTGGTGGAATGGAATTTCCCCGGCGCCGCGCTGCCGACGGTGTGGCGCAAGTGCGAGGACGAGGAAGACGCAAACACCACCGCCGAGCGCGACGAGCTCATCAGCAAGATGGGATTCAAGCCGACGCTGAAGTACATCCAGGACACCTATGGCGGGGATTGGGTGGAGGTGAAGTCTGAGCCCGGTGCGCAGCCAATTAAGCTGAATGAAGAAGGTGCGCAGTTTGCGGAAGCGGTGTTTGATGAGCTGGATGCCTTCGCCGAAGATCTCGCCGGCGACTGGGAGCGCGTCACCGATCCGCTGATCGCGCCCATCGTCGCGCTGGCCGCAGAGGCCGACAGCTTCGAGGAATTCCAGGCGCGGCTGCCGGAGCTGATCCGCGACATGGACGCAGACAAGCTGGCCGAGGCGCTGGCCCAAGGGCAGTTCGCCGCCAGGCTGTGGGGCCGCCTGAATGGCGCAAATTAAGTTCGCGGCCCTGCCGCCGGAAGAAGCGATCGCCTTCTTCCGGCAGAAGGGCTACAAGATCGGCTTCGACTGGCGCGATGTCTGGCAGCAGGAACACCAGGCCGCGTTCACCGTGGCCAAGGCCATGCAGCTCGACCTGCTGCGCGACATCCGCGCGGCCGTGGACGGCGCACTCGCCGACGGCACCACGTTCGCCGACTTCCGCAAGAACCTGAAACCGCTCCTGGTGCAGAAAGGCTGGTGGGGCCGCGCCGACCTGGAAGACCCGCTCACCGGCGAGGTCAAGAACGTGCAGCTCGGCAGCACGCGCCGCCTCAAGACGATCTACGACACCAATCTGCGCACGGCCCACAGCGAAGGCCAGTGGGAGCGCATCCAGGCGAGCAAGCAGAGCTTCCCTTACCTGCAGTACGACGGCAACAACAGCGAACACCCGCGCCTGCAGCACGCGGCGTGGGACGGCATGGTGCTGCCGGTGGACGATCCGTTCTGGCAGTCGCACATGCCGGTGAAGGAATGGGGATGCAAGTGCCGCGCGATCCAGATGACCGGTGGCATGCTGGAGCGGCGCGGGCTGACGGTGAGCGATTCACCCAAGGTGCCGATGGTCGCCTACACCAACAAACGCACCGGCGAAGTGCAGCAGATCCCGCAGGGCGTGCACCCCTCCTTCCATTACCCGCCGGGCGGGCGGCTGGCCAACCTGCCGAAGTTCATCACCGAGAAGCTCGATGCGGCCGACGTGCCGCTGGCCTCCGGCGTGCTCAAGGGGTTCGTGTCCGGCGAGGCATTCGCGCGCTTCTATGCGAAACCGGAGGGCGTGTTCCCGATCGGCGTGCTGACCGATGCAGACGCGGCCGCGATCGGCGCGAAGACGCACACGGTGCGGCTGTCTTCCGAGACCATGACCAAGCAGCTTGAGGTGCACCCCGAGCTGACGCTGGAGGAATATGCCTTTGTGCAACAGGCCATCGAGCGCGGCATGCGCATCCAGGACAGCGACAGATCGCTGATCTACCTGCTCGAACTGGATGGGTATGTGACCGTGGTCAAGACAACCGGGACGGGCAAGGCGGTATTCATGACCAGCTTCAGGCGGTTGTCGAGCAACCAAGTGAAGCGTGATGAGGAAATTCGCAGGCTGCTGAGGAAGGGAGAAAAATAATCGCGGGTGGTGGGGCCCCCCATTCCGGTTTCCCGGCAACCCCACATAGCACTCCGGCATTGCTGCCGTGTTACGGCCGGGGGAATAGCACCGTGTCGCACCCGCTTAGGGCAAGTATAGTCCCACTCCAACCGGGGGGGCAAGGAAGACATCCCTTTCTCCCGAATTTTCTGGAATCAGGAAAAACGCCCATACGGCGTTTTACTACCCATCGCCACGCGCCGATATAGCCAAAAATCGCGCGCGCCGTTTTTAACGGTGGTCTAACGGCCTTTGCGCGGGTGATTTTATGTAGTTTCGGATGCGGGTTTTGCGGTAGCTCCCCGTTTTGCATTTTTCCGGGAGGTCTGTTAGGGTAAAAAGCGCCTCACGCAACCCGCCCCTCCGGCAGTACCGAAACGTTTCGGTATCGCCTCGTCAAGTCCGCCATCCCAGAATGGCGGCATGAACAAGCCCATTCAAATATTCAAGCCCGGCAAACGCACCGCGATGAGCGGCGAGGTGATCGAGTTCACCCAGACAATGCTGGATGCCACTGCCGCAGCATACGATCCCGCCCTTCACGAAGCCCCCTTCGTGAAGGGGCATCCCAAGACTGACGACCCGGCCTATGGCTGGGCGGCTTCCATTGTGTCCAAGCCAGGCATATTGCTGGCTGTGCCTCGCCAAGTCGAGCCAGCCTTTGCGGAAGACGTGAAGGCCGGCCGCTGGAAGAAGCGTTCGGCCTCTTTCTATCCGCCCAATCATCCGGGCAACCCGGTTCCGGGCGTGTACTACGTCAAACATATCGGATTTCTTGGCGCGGTACCCCCCGCCATCAAGGGGATGGAAGACCCTGAGTTCTCGGAAGCCGAAGATGGTCTGCTCACCTTCTCCGAAGAGATCGGCGCGGCCGACTTCGCCGAATGGGACGACGTGGACAACGCCAGCCTGTGGCGCAGCCTGCGCGACTGGATCATCGGCAAGTTCGGCAAGGATGAGGCCGACTCGGTGATCCCGCCCTACACCGTCCAGAGCTTGGAGCAATCCGCCAGGAAGGAACTGGACGAATCCCTGAGAGAAGACCAAGCCGCCGGCGCGCCCGCTCCGGCATTCGCCGATCCACAACCGAAAGGAGACGAAATGTCCGCTGAAGAGAAAGCCCGGCTCGCCGAACTGGAAGCCGAGAACGCCGCGAACAAGGCCAGGCTGGCCGAGTTTGCCGAAGCCGAGAAAAAGCGCGCAGCCGATGCGCGTCACGCCGACCACCTGTCCTTCGCCGAAGGGCTGGTGAAGGAAGGCAAGCTGCTACCCGCCAACAAGGACTTGGCGGTCGCCACGCTGGACTACATGGCCGGGCAGGAACAGGTCATCGAGTTCGGCGAAGGCGACGCCAAGAAGCCGCTGATCGACGCCTTCAAGAAATTCCTGCAGGCGCAGCCCAAGCAGGTCGAGTTCGGCGAGGTGGCGGGTGCCGGCGGCGATGCGGACGGCACGGTGAACTTCGCCGCCCCCTCCGGCTACGGCGTGGACGCAGACCGCCTGGCGCTGCACAACAAAGCGCTGGCCCACCAGGCTGCACACAAGACGACTTACGAGGCCGCGCTGGCCGCCGTGAGCGCATAACCCTCTCAACAAGGAGACCAAGATGAGCAAACAATCTATTCCGCTGCTGACGCTGAGCATTCTCGCCAGCGGCGCCGTGACTGCCCACCGTTTCGTGACCCCGCTGCGCGACCAGGCGGTGGCCGATGAGAACACCCTGGGCGTCGCCACTACCGATGCGGCAGACGGTGCTGCGCTGGCTGTCGATGCGCTGGGCACTACCATCGTCGAGGCGGGTGCAACCATTACGGCTGGCGCAACGCTGAAGGCCGACGCGAACGGCAAGGCGATTCCCTGGGCAGTGGCCGGCGCGAAGGTGGCCGTGGCGCTGGAGGCTGCGTCCGCAGCCGGGCAGTTCATCGAAGTGCTGCTGATCCCGAACGCAGCTTAACCATTACCTGAAAGGAAAAACACCATGAGTATGACCAACGCACAAGCGCGCGTGATCGACCCGATCCTGACTACGGTTGCCCAGGGATACAAGAACGGCCGCATGGTGGCCGACTTCCTGTTCCCGGTCGTCCCGGTCGATCAGCGCGGCGGCAAGATCCTCCAGTTCGGCAAGGAAGACTTCGTGCTGTACAACACGGCCCGTGCCCCCGGCTCCAATACCAAGCGCGTTCAGTTCGGCCATCTCGGCGCACCTTATGCGCTGGAGCAACATTCCCTGGAAGGCAAGGTGCCGTTCGAACATCTGCAGGAAGCCAACCAGGTGCCCGGCATCGACATGGGGCGCGGCGCGGTCACCAAGACGCAGAACATCATCCTGCTCACCAACGAATACCAGGCGGCGACCATCGCCCGCAACGCGGCGAACTATGCCGCAGCCAACAAGACGACGCTGGCCGGAACTTCGCAGTGGTCTGATTACGCCAGCGGCGTGTCCGACCCCGCTGGCGACATCGACACCGCCGTCGAGGTGATCCGTGCGCAGGTTGGCCAGCGCCCCAACACGGTGGTGCTTTCTCCCAAGGCGTTCAAGGCGGCCAAGCGCCACCCGAAGCTTGTCGATCGCGTGAAGTACACCTCCCGCGACAGCCTGACGCTGGAGATGCTGGCGGACTTGTTCGACGTCGAGCGCGTCGTGAGCGGCGACGCGATTTACGACAACGCCGGCACCATGACCGACGTGTGGGGCAAGGATGTGATCGTCGCCTTCACCGAGATCGCCACGGCGGACGATGGTGGCCTGCCTAGCTACGGCTACACCTACCGCCTGCGCGGCAACCCGATGGTCGAGATGGCCTACCAGGACCGCAACGCCAAGAGCTGGATTTACCCGGTCACCGACGAGCGTGCCCCGGTGATCGCCGCAGCCGCAGCCGGTTACCTGATCCAGAACGCGGTCGCTTAGTGAAAGTGCCGCCCCCACGCCGCCTCGATGGCGGCGTGGACTAGGCCAAGAGACAAGAGGAAATCATGGCAAAGAAAACCTATCAAGTTGCAAGCCCGATCCGCCACGACGGCAAGGAATACGGCGTCGGTGAACCGATCGACCTGGAAGACAAGGAAGCCGAAGACCTGTTGGCGGTGAAAGCAATCGAACGGGGCGCTGTGTCGGCCGCAGGCAACACGCTGACCGCCCCCGCCGACGATGCCGAACGCATCGTCGCCATCGTGTCCGCCATCGGGCAGCTCGATGCCAACGACAAGGCGCTGTGGGCGAAGAGCGGCGCACCGAAGACCGAACCCATCGCCGCGATCACCGGCTGGCCGGTCGCTGCTGCCGACCGCGATGCGGCCTGGGCGCAGATCAACGCCGCGCAGTAATCCGCGATGAGCTACGCCTCCGCCACTGTCCTGCTGGATCGGTTCTCTGCCGAAGAGATTGCGCAGCGTGCCGATCGCGGCATGCCGCGCCTGGTGTCCGCCGCGATGCTGCAAACGGCCGCTGCGGGCGGCAGCATGAGCGGCTACACGGCGGATGAACAAGCCGCGACAGCGGCGGCGCTGGCAGTGGTCAACCAGAGGCTGATGGATGCGGACAGCGTGATCGACGGTTATCTGATGGGGCGCTACACGACGCCGCTGTCCGTAGTGCCGCGACTGGTGATCGGCGTCGCGTGCGATCTTGCGCGCTATGCGCTTTACGACGACATCGCCACCGAGCAGATCACGCAGCGCTACAAGGACGCGGTCAAGTTGCTGGAGGCGATCAGCAAAGGATCGGTCAATCTTGGCGCGAACGACAACCAGGTGCCTGTGCAAGATATAGCTGCGGTGAGCCATTCCGCACCGAACAGGGTATTCACGCCCGGCGCGCTGGAGGGCTATTGATGAGCGGCATCAGCATTCGCGCCGAGATCGATGACAGCGGCATCCGCACCAAGCTGATGGCGCTGATCGCGCTGGGGCGGAACCCGGCTGACGCCATGCGCGACATCGCCACCTACGGCGAAAGCTCTACCCGCGAGCGGTTCAGATTGCAGATCAGTCCGGACGGCAACCGCTGGAAACCCAGCCTGCGCGTGCAACTGCACGGCGGAAAGACGCTGACCAGGGACGGACACCTGGCCGGTTCCATCACCAGCCGCTCCGGCAGCAAGTTCGCCGAGTGGGGTACCAACCGCATCTATGCGGCGATCCATCAGCTCGGCGGGGTCATCAAGCCAAAGTTCGCCACGTCGCTGCGCTTCCGGCTGGCCAGCGGCGCGTTCGTGAGTGCCAAGGAAGTCACCATTCCGGCGCGCCCATACCTGGGCGTGAACGACGAAAACGCCGGCGACATCCTGGACATTCTCCAGGCGCGCATCGAGGGGGCACATTGATGTTCGCGGAGATGGAAGCCGGGCTGGTCTCGATGGTCGAGCAGAGCCCACTCAAGCAGAAGCTGGCGAGGGTGGACACGCTGCCCGATCTCGACGGCGACAATCTGGTCAAGCGCATGGCGGCCGATGCACCGGCCGTCTATGTGGTGGCCGGGCATCCATACAAGGCGGATTCCGGCGTGCTGGCGGTGCCGTTCGGCCTGGCGTGCGTGGCGCGCAACGCGCGCGGCCACGAAGACGCGCGGCGCGGTGACGGCAAGGTGATCGGCCTGTACGGGATGCTGGAGGGCGTGATCGGCCTCGCAGAGAACGGCCGCGCCGGGGGCTGTGTCTGGCGTGTCGCGGGTGTGGACTTCATGAACGACGACAAGCTGTTCCAGGCTGGACTTACGGTCGGCGTGGTGCGCGTCGAGACCAGCGCCACGATGCCGGCGGGCATCGACGAAACGGCGCTGGCGAATTTCGCCACGCTGCGCACCGACTACGACATTCCGCCGCACGTAACGGCGGCGGAACACGGCAAGTGGGCGGGCGATCCCCAGGATTTCACGACCGGCAAGCCGGAACTGCAAGACACCCAACAACTTCAATAGGAGACGACCATGCAATTCGGACAACCCGTCATCGCCAAGCCCGTCAAGGGGCTGCGCGTGCGCAAGGAAGACGGCACATTCCTGCCGGAGGGCGGCGACACCGTCACGCACAGCAGCTACTGGGCGCGACGCGAGGCCGATGGCGACGTGACCTTGAGCGAGCCGCCCAAGGGCAAGAAGCAGGACGCGCAGTAACCGTTAAACAACCGAGGCATTTAACAGGAGACCACCATGCCGGACAACATTACTTTCATGACGATACCCGTGGACTGGCGCGATCCGGGCGCGTTCATCGAGGTCGACCACACCCGCTCCGTGCGCGGCCTGCCGCAGCAGCGGCACAGCATCCTGATTCTCGGCCAGCGCCTTTCCACCGGCACGGTCGCCGCCGGCGTGCTGACCCGCGTCAGCCGCAAGGAAGACGGCGTGAACTACTTCGGGCGCGGCTCGATGCTGGCGCAGCAGATCGCGGCGGCGCTCAAGGTCAACCCGTATACCGAGTATTACGCGCTGGCATTGGACGATAACGGTGCCGGCGTCGCGGCTTCCGGCAGTCTGGCATTCACCGGATCGCCGATCGAGAGCGGCACGCTGTACCTCTACATCGGATGGCGCAGGCTGACCGTCGCGATTACCTCCGCCCAGACCGCGGCGCAGGTGGCCGCCAACGTGGCTGCCGCGATCAATGCCGACGCCGACGGCGCGGTGACCGCGACCGCGAACCTCGGAACCGTGACGGTTACCAGCCGCCACAAGGGCGTCGAGGGCAACGACATCGATATGCGCGTCAACTACTACCAGGGCGAGTTCACCCCGGCCGGGCTGACGCTGGCGATCACCGCGATGGCGAACGGCACCGGCAACCCGGACGTGTCTGCGGCCATCACGGCCATGAGCACGCTTTCGCCCTACACCATCCTGATGGGCTGGACGGATGCCGCCAACATGGCGCTGATGGAAAACGAGCTGCAGATCCGCTGGGGCGGCATGAGCATGCGCGCCGGCCACGTGTTCGGCCACAAGAACGGCAGCTTCTCGGCGCTCTCCACCTACGGCGGCGCGCGCAACAGCGCGCACAGCACGGTCTGCGGCCTCTACAAGTCGCCGTCGCTGCCCTGGGTGATTTCGGCGCAGTTCGGTGCGGCCTGCGAGTTCAGCGGCGCGATCGATCCGGCGGTGCCGTTCCGATCGCTGGCGCTGCCTGATGTCGCGGCTCCGGCCGAGGCGGACAGGTTCACCGATACCGAGCGCAACAACCTGCTGCACGACGGCATCAGCACCATCGTGTTCGACCAGGCCGGCAACGCCAGCATCAGCCAGGTGGTGACGACCTACCAGACCAACACCTTCGGCATGGACGACGTGAGCCTGCTCAAGCTCAATACCAAGTGGACGGCGGACTACATGCGCTTCGCGTTCCGCAGCGACGTGCTGACCAACTTCCCGCGCCACAAGCTGGCGGGCGACGACGTTCTGGAGCGCATCCAGCCTGGACAGGCGATCGCCACGCCAAAGCTGATCCGCAACGTCAACATCGGCACGGCCATGAAGCTGGAGAAGGTCGGTCTGCTGGAAGACCTCGACCAATTCATTAAAGACCTGGTCGTGGTGCGCTCCGACGCCGATACCAACCGGGTCAACGCCATCCTTCCGCCGAACCTCGTCAACCAGTTTGACGTGTTCGCGGCAGCTGTTCAATACATTCTGTAAAGGGAATCGACATGGCACAAGTATTCGGACGCGCGTTCATCACCGTCGCCGGCAAGCGCTACAACACCAAGGAAGGCGCAAGCCTGAAGTTCGGCGGCGTGAGCCGCGAAGCCGTGGTCGGCGATGCTGGCGTGGCGGGCCACCAGGAAAAGATCGAAGCGCCGCAGGTGGATTGCACCATCATCCATACGGCCGACATCAGCCTCAAGGAAATCCAGGGCATCAAGAACGCCACGATCAGCTTCGACACCGACAACGGCAAGAGCTTCGTGATCACCGATGCATTCAGCGGCCCGGTGCCTGAGCTGTCGAAAGACGGCGTGAAGGCGACCTTCTTCGGCACCGATTGCAAGGAGGCGTGATGCAATCTGCGACTGGAAAGTTTGTGCGCGGCATGCAGATCGGCGGGGTCACCTACACCGGCTTCGAGATGCGCGAGGCCGATACCGGCGACATGATGGATGCGGAGCTGGAGGCCGCCAAACAGGGTGGCGGCGTCGAGACGCCGATCATATTCAACGCCCAGATGATGCTGCGGCAGTTGGTCAAGGTGACGTCTGACGACGGGCAGGAATTCAACGGGCCGTTCACCACCAACATGCTGAAGAAGCTCAAGCCGATCGACTATCGCGCACTGCGCAACAAGCAGGTGGAGATCGACGCGCTGGGGGAAGCCGTATAGCGCATCAGCGCGGAGTGCTGGACTGCATTTTGCTGATCGCGCTTAAAACCGGCTGGTCGCGCCAGGAGATTCTCGCGCTGCCAGCCGTCGAATTTAACCACTACGTGGGAATGTTGACCAAACCGACCAATGGGAACCCGTGATTTAACGCTATCGATGAAGCTCTATGCCGACACGGCCCGGTTTGTCTCCGGGCTGGTGGCCGGCGAGCGCGGCGTGCGCAGCTTCACCGGCAACGTGAAGCGCGAGTTCGAGGCGCTCAAGGGAGTGCTCAACACGGTCGAAGGCAGGCTCGCGTCGATTGGCGTATCGGTCGGCGCGGTGGCCACCATCGCCCAATCCGCGCGCATGGACAAGAGCCTGACGCAGATCGGCCAGACCGCCGGTGTGGCCGAGGCCGATGTGGCCAACCTGCGCAAGGAACTGTTCCGCATGGGCAGGGACACCGGTCAGTCGGTCGATGAACTGCAGCAGGGGTTCAACAATGCCGTGCAGGCCGGGCTGAGATTTAACGAAGCGCTGCCGGTGATCGATGCCACCAACAAGGCGATGGCGGTGACCGGCGCGAGTGCGGATAGCCTGACCAGCGCGCTGACCGTGGCCGGGACCGCCTTCGATTTCGATCTGGCCAAGCCGAAAATGGCCACCGATATCCTGGACAAGATGACCGTGGCCGGTCGCTTGGGCAACGCGGAACTGCAGAACCTTTCCAGCATCTTCGCGCGCATCGGCCCGAATGCGGCTGCGGCGGGCTTCGGCTTCGACAAGACGCTGGCCTTCATCGAAGGGTTGTCGCAGATCGAGCGCCAGCCGGAGCGCTTGGCCACGCTGGCAGACAGCACGCTGCGGCTTTTCACCAACCTGCGCTACATGAAGGATGCGCAGGTGGCCACCGGCGTGAAGTTCTTCGACAAGGACGGCAAGCGCCGAGATCCGCTTGAGGTGCTCGCCGACATCAAGAAGCAATACGACAAGCTCGGCACGGAAAAGGAGCGAGCCCTGTTCGTGCAGAAGGCGTTCGGCAATGCCGACCTGGACACCATCAAGGGACTGCGTGTGCTGCTGTCCGGCGACATGCTGGGCAAGGTAAACCAGTTCGCCACGCAGATATCCGGGGCGAGCGGAGCGATCGCGCGCGACTTGCCCAAGGCGATCGATAATTCCATCGACCAGGTTGGCCGCCTGAGGGCAGCACTGCGCGAAGCAGCGGATGAGTTTGCCGAGCCTATCAACGATGCAGTGGATGGCAGCATCAGGTTACTCATGAACAAAAAAGAAAACGGCGGCCTCGGTCTCGACGGCAAGGACATGCTGCTCGGCGGTGCGGCCCTGACGCTGGGAACGCTGGCTACCGCGCGCTATGGCGGCAAGGCTCTCAAGGCGCTGTCGGGCAGGTTCGGCAGTGTCGGCGCTGGGGTCGCAGCCGGCAAGGCGCTGGAGACGGCTGCCGGGGTAACTCCGGTGTTCGTGGTCAATATGCCGGGAGACGGTATGTCGGGGATCGGTATACCTACAGATACGCTGGTCAAGGGAGGCGCGGCCGCCCGTAAATTCCTGACTGGCGCCGCGCTGTTGGGCGGTTCAGATATGGCGGCGCTGCGCATGATGGGCTGGGGTGCAATGGGGACGGCCGCCGGCGTCGGCACCGCATCATTGGCGGGTGGATACGCGCTCGGCCATACCGATCTGGTCGGCAAGATCGCGCTGCGCATCATGAAGTTCTTCGGCAGCAAGGATGCCGAGATGGCGCTGAACACGCTGAACGCGGAAGCTAATCTGAAAGGCGACATCCGCATCAAGATCGACCAGGACGGCCGAGCCAACGCCAGCGTTAAATCCAGCCAGCCGGGCGTGCGGTTTAACGTCCACTCCGGCCCGACGATGGTGGGAGCCAACTGATGGCCTGGCGTGACCAATGGCAGAAGGGCAGCTTCCGGGGCGTCGAGTTCCGCTTCCGCACGGCATCGGCCGCGCTCGGCCGGCGCAACGTGGTGCACAGTTATCCGGGCCGCGATGACCCTTATGTCGAGGACATGGGTCGCAAGGCGCGCGAGTTCACCATCGAGGCCTTTGTCATCGGCGACAACTACATCGTCTGGCGCGATCGCTTGGAGGCCGCCTGCGAGCAGGCTGGTCCCGGCGAGCTGGTGCACCCGACGCGCGGGCACATGCAGGTGGCGGTGCAGGATTGCCGCCCATCCGAGAGCATCGAAGCGGGCGGACTGGCGAGCTACTCGCTCACCTTTATCGAGGCAGGCAGCAACCGTTTCCCGACCGTGCGCATGGACACGCCGTCTATGGTGTCCGGCGCGGCGGATACCGCGCTATCCGCAGTGCGCGGCGACTTCGCCAGCCGATTCAAGGTTTCCGGCTTTCCGTCATTCGTCGGCACTTCGGCATTGTCCAACGTGACGGCCGCGATCAATGGAGTGCGCGGGACGATCCTTTCCTACCTGCCGGACATGGACATCCTGCCTGCATTCAACTTTGAGCTGAATGCGTTGCTCGGGGCGGCCGAGTCGCTGCTCGGCACGCCGAACGATCTGGCCAGCCGCTTCGGCACGCAGATCGGCGCGCTCAACGGGTTGCTTTCCCCTTCTTCCGCTCGCCAGGCTACGGCTACGCTGTCGGGGTTCGGCACGGCGCAATCCGGATTCACGCCGCTGCCTTCGGTGCCTGCCACCACGCCGTCGCGTGTGCAGCAGGGCGTCAACCAGGCGGCCGTGGTCAACCTGGTGCAGCGCACCGCGCTGGTGGAGTCGGCGCGCGCGGCCAGTCAGGTTACTTTCGCCAGCCGCACCGAGGCGCTCGCGGTGCGCGACCAGTTGGCGGATGCGCTGCAGGCGCAGGCCGAGACCGCGCCGGATAGCGTCTATGTCGCGCTCACCGACCTGCGCGTGGCGCTGGTCAAGGACATCGGCACGCGCGCCGCAGACCTCACCGAGCTGGTGGAAGTCACCCCGCGCGCCACGGTGCCTGCCATCGTGCTGGCCTACCGTCTGTACGGCGACCCGTCGCGCGATGCGGAGATCGTCTCGCGCAACGGCGTGCGCCATCCCGGTTTCGTGCCGGGCGGCAGCGCGCTGGAGGTGCTGGCGGCATGAGCGCGGAGATCAAGATCAACGGCGTGGTGTACGGCGGCTGGAAGACGGCGCGCATCGAGCGCGGCATCGAGCAGATCGCGGGCAGCTTCGAGCTGGGCGTGTCGGAGCGCTGGCCGGGGCAGGATACGCCACGCCAGATCAAGCGCGGCGAGCGCTGCGAGGTGCTCGCCGACGGCGAGACCGTCATCACCGGATGGGTGGATGATGCGCGCCCTTCCTACACCGACACCCAGCACGATTTTCAGGTCAGCGGACGCGATGCGGCTGGCGACCTGGTCGATTGCGCGGCCATCCATAAATCAGGGCAGTGGATGAATGCCGCGCTGGACAGGGTCGTGCGCGATGTCTGTGCGCCGTTCAAGATTCTCGTCTCGGTCGAAACCGACATGGGCAAAGCCTTCGAGAGCTTTTCGATTCAGGAAGGGGAAGCGGCCTACGAATGCATCGAGCGCGCGTGCCGCATGCGCGCGGTGCTACCCGTTTCGGACGGCAAGGGCGGCCTGGTGCTGACGCGCGCAAAGGAGACGCAGCACGTCGCCGAGCTGGTGGAAGGTGTGAACATCCTGGCTGCATCCGGCGAATTCGGCATGAAGGAACGCTACTCGAAGTACATCGTGAAGGGGCAGGATCGCGGCAGCGATGACGACCTCGAAACGCCGGAGACTCATTCCCAAGTGCGCGCGGAAGCTTCTGACAGCTTTGTTACACGCTACCGCCCGCTGGTCGTGCTGGCGGAAGGTCGTGGCCCGCACGCCACCTACAAGGATCGCGCCGCGTGGGAGCGCAATGTGCGCCGCGGTCGCAGCAGCCGCGCCACCGTGACGGTGCAGGGCTGGCGCACGCCGGGCGGGAAGCTCTGGCAGCCGAACACGATGGTGCGGCTCACATCTCCCTGGTTGGGTGTGGATGCCGAGTTGCTGGTGGCCTCGGTGGCGCTGACCCTGGACGAACAGAACGGCACACGCGCCGAGCTGAGGCTGTGCGGACGCGAGGCGTTCGACCTGATCGCGGGGAAGCAATCAGCAGGACTCTCGGGGAAGATTCGCGAGAAGCAGGCGTCCGCCAAAAAGAGCGGCGACGAATGGAGCGTTTTCTGATGGACATCGCCACCATCTTCGACAAGCTGGTCGCGCCGCTGCGCCGCCGAGTGCGACTGATGATCTCGCGTGCGGTGCTGGCCGCCGTGAACGACGCCGGCGGCATCCAGTTGGTGCAGGTCAAGCTGCTCGATAGCGAGGTGCGCGACGGCGTCGAGCGCCTGCAGAACTACGGCTTCACTTCCGTTCCCAAGGCCGGTGCCGAGGGGCTGATGGCTTGCATCTCCGGCGACCGCGACCACGGGATCGTCGTGGCGATGGATGACCGGCGCTTCCGTCTCAAGGGGCTGCAGGCTGGCGAGGTCGCGCTGTACACCGACGAAGGCGACAAGATCGTGCTGAAGCGCGGCCGCATCATCCAGTTCACCGCCGGAACGAGGCTGGAGGTGAACTCCCCGCTGGCCACGTTCAGCGGTGACGTGCAGGTGACCGGCGACGTGACGGCCGGCGGCATCAGCCTCAAGATGCACACGCATGGCGGCGTGCAGACCGGCGGCAGCAATACCGGAGGCCCGCAGTGAGCGACATTCGCACCGTCTATATCGACATGGAGCGCGGCGCGGACTACGCCGTCGAGTCCATGCTGCTCGCCCAGGACGATGGCCTGACCACCTCCGTGCTGTTGAGCTTGTTCACCGATCGCCGCGCCGAGGACGACGATGCGATTCCAGGCGGCGCGGAAGACCGGCGCGGCACCTGGCTGGATGCGTTCGCCGGCGAGGAAGGCGACAGGATGGGCAGCCGCCTCTGGCTGCTTGAGCGCGCCAAGTTGCTTCCGGAGACCGTCACCAGGATGCGCGAATACTGCGAAGAGGCTCTGGAGTGGATGGTGCGCGACGGCGTGGCCAGGTCGGTCAGCGTCGAGACTTGGATCGTGCGCAACCACCCGGCGGGCATCATCGGCGCGCAGATCAACATCGTTAAACCCGACGGCACGACGACCCGCTATAAGTTCGACAAACTCTGGAGCGCCTCATAATGTTTTCACGCCCATCCCTGCAGAACCTGATCGACCGTGCCCAGGGCGACATCGAGGCCGGCCTGCCCGGCGCGGACGCCAGGCTGCGGCGCAGCAATCTCAATGTGCTGGCCGGGCTGATCGCCGGTGTGTCACACGGGCTGCACGGGCACATCGCATGGCTGGCCGACCAGGTGATCCCGGACACCGCCGAGGTCGAATACCTGGATCGATGGGCGACGCTGTGGCTCGACCAGCCGCGCAAGGCTGCGGCCGCTGCGGCGGGCAATGTCACCTTTACCGGGACCAGCGGCACGCTGGTCCCGGCCGGCACGTCGCTGATCCGCGCTGACGGCATCGAATACGCGACCGATGCGGACGCTACGCTGTCCGCCGGCACGGTGACAGCCGCCGTCACGGCCGTCGAGGCCGGTGCGGCAGGCAATGCGATCGCCGGAGTAGCCGTTACCCTCACCACGCCGATCGCGGGCGTCACCAGCGCGGCCACCGTGGCCAGCGGAGGCCTCGTCGGAGGCTCGGACACCGAGTCGGACGATGACCTGCGCGCGCGGCTGCTGGCGCGCCTCAAGGAAGCCCCGCACGGCGGCGCATCTTTCGACTACGTCACCTGGGCGCTGGAGGTGGCGGGCGTCAGCCGCGCCTGGGTGTACCCGCAGGAGCTGGGCATCGGCACCGTGACCGTGCGCTTCGTGCGCGACGACGACGCCAGCATCATCCCCGACGCCGCCGAGGTGGCGTCGGTGCAGGACTACATCGATGCGCGCCGTCCGGTCACGGCGGACGTGACCGTGGTCGCGCCCGTGGCCGTGCCGCTGGATTTCACCATCGCCGTCACGCCCAACACCGCCGCCGTCAAGGCCGCCGTGCAGGCCGAGCTCACCGACCTGCTGCGCCGCGAGGCCGAGCCGGGCGGCACCATCCTGCTCTCGCACATCCGCGAGGCCATCAGCATTGCCGCCGGCGAGACCAACTACACCATGACCGCGCCCGCCGCTGACGTGACGCACACCACCGGCCAGATGGCCACGATGGGGACGATCACATGGGCATGAGCCGCGCCGATTACCTGAGCCAGCTCCAGGCTCTATTGCCACAAGGCCCCGCCTGGCCGCGCGAGCCGGGTGCGCTGCTCACCCGCCTGCTCGATGCCTTCGCCGAAGAGTTCGCCCGCGTCGACGCGCGCGCCAGTCAGATCATCGACGAGGCCGACCCGCGCACTACCTACGAGCTGCTGGCCGACTGGGAGCGCGTCGCCGGCCTGCCAGGCGAGTGCGTCGCCAGCCTGGCGCAGACCGTCGAGCAGC